TAAGGGTCCAGCAGCATGGGAAACCCTGGAAATGATTTGGTTTATTATTAAGTTTAAATTTTTTGAGCTTCTTGATATAGTATCAACTGCCGCTGGTCAACTTATTTTCATTCTTACTACGCTTTGGGACGATATACTTGTTGCAGCGAAAGTGGCTTGGAATCAATTAATACTTATCATTCTATTTAAACTTAGTGAATTATTAACTCGTGCATTCGAAACGTGGGAGCTAATGAAGGCTATTATTGCTTATAAGTTCTGGGAGATATTGAATATCGCTTCAACTTGGGCACAAAACCTTATTACAACAATTAGCACAAAATTAGAAGAGCTTGGAACAACAATTTCTACTAGGTGGGACGAGATTAAAACAAATGTAGGAACAAAATTAGAAGAACTTAAAGCAACAATTTCTACTAAGTGGGACGAAGTTAAAACAACTGTAGGAACAAAGTGGGAGGAAATTAAGGCCGCACTATCTACTAAATGGGATGAGATTAAAACAACAATAGAAACAAAAATTGGAGAGTGGGTTGGTGTCCTTGAGGGGGCATGGGAAAGCTTTAAAACTGCTGGTGGAGATTTAATCCAGGGTGTAATTGATGGTATCGATGATAAACTATCGGGTGTTGTTTCCGCAGTTAGGGATATATATGAAGCGGCCCTTGAGTGGTGGAATAAACTTTGGGCTTTAGGTTCAGCCTCCAAAGTCATGTTTGAATCCGGGCAATTTATTATGCAAGGTGCTGTTGAGGGTGTTGAATCGATGAGTGAAGAGTTTAAAATGAGTCTTACGGGAGCTACAGATGGACTTCTAGGCGGTGCGCCACTTACACCAGCATTTGCTGGCGGGATCAATACTATTGCAAGCGGCACTACTCCACCGCAGGTTACACTTAAATTTGGTCGAGATTCAGTACGAAGTGATCGAGATATTGAGGATATTACGGACGCCGTAGAAAGATTATTGGCTGAAAGGGCTGAAGGAAATATGAGCGTCGGTACAACCTTTGGAGATGAGATATAATTCTCGTGTGAGAACTACAGGTATAGACTATGACATTTAAACTTTTATTAAAAGATGATACGACTTCAATAGATTTTTTGAGCGCTGCTTATAAACTTCGAGATCGTGGTCTTGATATTTGGACACCGAAGAAAAAGCAAGTTTGGGGGGGTGAATCAGTATATTCGCATGGTTCTCAATTGGTTACTTCAACATTTGAAAATCGTAGAATACGTATGTGGTTTCATGTTACTGGAACGACTAGAGATGAGCTTGCTTCAAGAATTAGCGCAATTGAAAACCTTCTTGAAAAGGCTCGTCAACGATCTATTGAACAGACAGGTTCTCGTGTTGAGCTTCAGTACCAATGGGATGGTTCTTCTAGTATAACTTATTTTGAAATAATTGATGGGGAGCTTCGCTGGCCGAAAGATACGATGTCTGTTGAGCAGGTTCATCAAACAGATGAAAGTGGAAATTATATTATTACAGACTTTTATCTTACATTTGTATGTACTCCATTTGCTTATTCGATTTCACCTGTAAGTGGAGTACCAACGGAATTAGCGATATCTAATGGAAATGAGTCGGATAAAATTGGAGGACTTCAGGTTTGGAATCACGATGATGCTGGAGAAGGGCACGATAACTGGGTGCAGATTGATGGTTCAGATTTTGCAGGTGATTTTGAGGCGAAGGTAAAACTTATTTTAGAGGCAGATTCTGGGGAGGCTGAAAAAACATCAAAGATTTATATCGGTGTTCGTAAGGGTGATCTTACGTTTAGGCATATCCTTGAAGATGATGATGAAGAATTTGTTTTTGGGTCTCCAACCCCAACAACTGATGCAGATTATTCATCTGGAGGAACTTATACGGGTATTACCTTCGCTGATACAGATGGGGAAATTGATTTGATTCGATGGGCTTTGACTGCTGCCCAGGTTGAGGCAACACAAGGACCCTTTAGATTTTTCGGTCGATGTCATGCAGGGGATCACTGGGATCAAAACGGTAGTTATGCAATCGCCATTAAATATGGAACGGCTATTTTGTTTCAGAGTGGGTGGGTAAAGCCAATTGATACAACTACAGAACTTCTTGATTTTGGTACGATTTATTTACCACCATGGTTAGTTGGAACTCCAACTGGATTAGCTGATTTAAAGGTTTCTATCCGAGCAAAGAGAGATACTGTTGGAAATACTACAATTAATCTTGATTATGTAGCATTAATGCCTCAAGATGGGGGTTATCGAATTCTTGAATATCGGGCAACTGGAGTAGCTCAAACTGAGTTTACTATTGACGATGGATGGGAAGAAATAGTTTATCATGTTAATACCAGCGGTAAAAAAACCGGACTTCCCTTTGGATTAATGCCTAGAATTGTGTTACGACCAGGAAATGACTGCAAAATTTTCTTCTTACAGGAAGGAACAGCAAAGAACTGTGAAATTACTCGACAAATGGACGTACAGGTGTTTGTTGTACCAGCGCATAATAATTTGGTATAAAATGAAATTACTGATTGGTATCTGGAAGAACTATAACGAGAATTCGTCTGACTTTAAAGAAATGACGGATCGATTTTCAGGTCTTGGTTTTGATACGGTTCTTCATGGTGGTTTTGGTGCTGCAACCTTTAAAGTAGAGGTGGGTGGATACAACGCTATCCGCTGGTATCGAGATTATGTTGGTCATCATGTTGTAGTTTTTGATCATTTTGGACGACGCTTGTATGAGGGTAGAATTGAGGCAACAGATGCTGATGCTAAAGGAGTTAAAGTTGCCTGTGCAGGTTATTATGCACATGCACAAGACCTTACTCATGGAATTATTTATCCTGCCAGTGTTCCAACTTCAATATCTGAAATGATTGAGGACACCGTTGATTTATCTGATCAATGGTGGAAAAACCATGCACGGATTAAAACAACTGTTACAGATATTACGCCTCAAGACTTCACAGGAGAGCAAAAGCTTAAAGACGCTATTGATCAAACAACTAAATTTGGTGATGATGGTGTGATCCCAGTACCAATTTATTTTGCTATCTGGGAACATCGAATGCCATATCTATTTGCCGAACCTGATATTAGAACAGAGGAACCAGATTGGCAAGTATTTGTAAAGGACTTTGGTGGAAGTGCTGGTGTAACCCTAAGCCGTAATAGACGACGACTATATAATAAGATTCAAGTTCTTTATGATGATCCGGATATTGGTGCAACATTCACGGATTGGGTAGAGGATAGCGTTAGCCAGGGTTTATTTGGAGTTCGAGAAGGAAGCTTAAATATTGGTGCTGCTTTACCTGGAATTGCGGATACGATGGCTGAACTTGCTATTCATAGTTATTCAAAACCAACACAGTCTTCTCGATTAGGAATTTCTGGTAGGGTTTATACAAAGGCGGGGGCTCCAGAGTTTCCATATATGGTTCGGGCTGGACAGCTTATTAGAGTAAACGATTATGATCCCGCAGTTGCGCAGCTTGTTAGTGCTGAAAGCGGTGAAGATGCGGCTATAGCATTTATTAATAAAACTCGATATAATGCTGATAAGAATACGCTTCAGGTCGAGCTTGGTAAGAAGAACGTAGCTCTTGATTTACTTATGGCTCGATTAGGATTGGGTAGTGCGAGTGTGAGATAATGACGCTTCAACAAGATATCAATAAACTAAAACCATATTTTCTTTCTAAAGATGGTGGTATTATGTCCGGAGAGGTTACTCCGGATGTAACCGATACCTATAATTTAGGGCGTTCTGATAAGCGTTGGGACACAATTTATTGTAGAGAAATAGTTGCTGAAGAGGGTGGTGGCGGTGGTGGTGAAGGTGGTGATGCGGATACTGTTGATGGGTTTGATGCCGCAGGGAACCCCCTTCCAGAAAACCTTCTTGCGTTAGACCCACAATCTATATTTCCAATTAGTGTTTATCCCTCTGCTTTATTAAAAGATGGTACACGAGCCCTCGAAGGAAGTATGTCTGTTGTTTCTGGTGCAACTATTGATGGCGTTGATATTAGTGAACATACTCATACAGGCATAGGCGGTGAAGGGGACGCTATTGCGCACGCTGATACAACTGGAAAGGATGCTGACGACCATCCTCAGTATACTCAAAGAGCCCAGGATGAGATTGTTACAGGCGAGTGGATGTTTACTCATCTTCAGGATCGATCCGCTGGTTGGCTATTTATCCCAGACGATAAAGTATTCAAAGCTATTCCACACAATATGATTTTTGCCGCTGATATTAACAAAGCCTCAATTAGTATCGGTGCTTTAATATCTTCTGAACGTGCAATCCATATATACGATGATGATACCCCAGAAACGTTTATAAAAGTTGGTCGAGGGGATGCTTCAATTACTCTTCATGGAACTGACCCTACGTACAAACTTTGGGCAGGGGATGAAGTTGCTGCGGATGCGCCTTTCCACGTTAAGAATGATGGTGCGATTCTTGCTCAATCCGGTGTTATCGCTGGTTGGAATATTGATGATACAAAGATTTTCAAGAATAATATGGAATTTAATTCTATTGGAAGGATCATTGCTGGAGCAGGCAATGAACTTATTCAAATCGATGCCGCTGATCCAACATGGAGACTCTGGATTGGTCATGCGACTGCTGCCAGTGCTCCATTTAGAGTTAATAAGGTCGGACAAATGTATATGTACGATGCATTTGTCACGGGTACTCTTAAAAGTGCGAACTTTATTAGTGGACAGCAAGGATTCAGTCTCGATTCTTCTGGGTTAGCTGAGTTTCAACAGATCATTGCTCGTGGACGACTACAAGCTATGGTATTTGCTGAGGCCGCAGTTTCCGTTGCTTCCGGAAAACTTATTATTACCGATGGTGCTGTTGTAGCTGTCGATATAGATAGTACAGATGATTTTATTATTGTTGATGCCCCAAGCTTCCAACAAAATGATATCGTTAGACTTAAACCAGACGCTATTCGTGATGAGTATATGCGAATTGCTTCTCCATATACCATTGTAGCTGAAGGATATAAGCATTATGTTGCTCGTGGATTAAATGACACTCAACCAACTTGGGAAGGACCGTATGATTATTACGCTGGTGAGAGTGTCGCACGTCTTGGTTCCGCTGAACAAACAAATATTGGTTATCCCTTGGCTGCTGGTGAAGAGGGTGGAGAATACGGTGAATATCAGGTAGGTGGTTCCGGCGCAACTAGTGGTGGTGGATATTTAACGCTTGAAGGTTCTCGTGCATTCGGTCCATTTTTTGGTGTATCTGCTCGTTATGGTCCAGTATATGATCAGGTTATTGATGTTGTTCGAATTGGCAACCTTAATGGTATTCTTGATTATACTTCTGAAGAATGGGGGGCTTTCTTCGGGGATGATAATCAATACTTTGCTTATGATCAAACAGATGGAGTGCGTATTGAATTCTCAGGAACTGATGTTGACTCAACTATCGATAAATTCGGGATAAAATCAGAACGATTTCGTTTTACTAAGACCACGACCGATCCTTCTTACGTAAATTATGAAGCACTTATGTATTATAAGGCTTCTAGTGAAAGGCAACAGGTTAAACTTCGTCTTAAAGAGGATGCGACGGAAGCAGAATATATTCTCCCTGGATTATCTACTATTACAGGAACACTTATATTAGAGGATACTATCACGGAGACGACTATTCGGGCAATAGATGAAACTTCTGGGTTAGACGATGAATTACATTTGCGTGGTAGTAAAGTTAAGTTACTCGGAACTGATGGACAAGTCTTGGCAGAGTTCACCCCAAGCCTTATTCATTTTAACGCAGCCCTTAATAATGTTGATGTTCGTATCGGTGGAGGTACGGATGCGTGGTTATTTGAATTAAACGCAGGTTTAGATTTAGTAAATTTACGCAATACGGCTTTTCAAACTTATGCTGATTTTGCAAATTATGGAAGTCACCCTAGTACTCCTGGAGCAGGATTCGGACGGATGTATATGTACAACGACGTTTTACACTTTAAAGACGTTGATGGAGTACAATATGATATACTCGCTGGTGGGATAAGCCGCAGTTGGATGGGAGTTTAAAATGGCATTTATGGAAGGCGCATCAGATGGAACACTTAATGGAACGACAGACGTAACGCTTGTTTCTGCTCCGGCTGCTTCTACTAGGCGGCTTGTGAAAACAATTATTATTCACAATAGGGATACAATAGCGCAGACTATCACGTTGAAGTATGTGAATGGTGGTAATGAGAGATTTATTGGTAAGTATACCTTAAATCCGGATGAAAGTATATTTTATGATGACGTATTAGTACTGGATACCACGAGTAAAAGCATCGAGGCGGTGATGGCCGCAGTAGCTACTACAACCGATCCAGATTATGTTTGTACCTATGGAGATCAGACATAATTATGAGGATTCTTACTTTTGGTCGCCCTCGTTACAGGGGGGACTTGCTTGGTCTCAATCCACATATCATAAATCTTGCTGCATATGATGAGACGAGAGAGTTGCGCTATAGTTACTATAACGCAATCGGAAGATTTGGAAGTGCTGGTATAGTACGACATCAGCAAGACGTAATATCACAGGCTGATAAAGATGCTGTTACTGAGACTGGTGGACCAGGATCGTGGAATAATATTACTGGTATATTTGATGGCGCTGATGCTTCTTCTGCATGGTATAACAACCTTACTGGTTATCCATATGTTGATTTTGACTTTGAAGAAAAGGTGGGGTGGTATCAGTATTGGTTTTCCAATCGCAACTCAAGCGACTATGCAACGAATATTTGGCTTTATGGAAGCAATGATTCCGAGAGTCGGGAAGATAATCTTCTTGATAGTCGGAGTGGACTTGGAAGTGGAGGGCATACTTTTATGATTCCACCAGCAAATCTTGGAAATTACCGATACTGGAGACTAAAAGGGTGGAAGTCTGCTTCAAACTGGTGGCGCTTGTATGAAGTTAGCTTTTACAGGCTTCCACAATACATATTTGTGAATGTTCCATCGCAGCATACGATAAAGGTTTATAACGATGCGACATTAACAGAAAGGGTGCGTATGTCTGCTTACGATTGGCATACAATGGAATTTTTCGAACCTATTGCTGAGGTTAATCGGATTGTTATTAGTGACGCCGGAGGGAACATTTATTTGGACGAACCATTTTCCCCTGAGTTTATGTATAAGTATTCAGTTTGGCCTATGGAAACAACCTAATGAAGATAATAAATAAAAATGGTGTTTTGCGTTTCGATACTAAGATTCTCGTTGGCTCACGACTTGTGAAGGTCGGGAGCTTTGCTGCTGGATGGTACATTAATCCTGGGTCATCGTCTAAGACATACGGTATGGACGGTCCAGGAAATTGGGCGACTTCTTCTGGATATGCATATGATGGCAATACTTCTACGGATGATATTTTTAAGTTTGTTGATGATTATGGGTGGATTTCATGGGATTTTGGTGGAGCCATGGCTCTTGGAAACGCACGATTGTGGCAAGATACGAGTGGTGACTATGTAGATAGGTGTTGGGTATTTGGGTCTGATACTGGTGTGTTCGGTGGTGAAGAGACACAAGTTGCCTATAGAACTGGCTTCATTGCCTCAGCTTCTTGGCGATCAATGGACTTTACAACATTCGGTAGTGGTCCTGCGTCCTTTAGGTATTGGAAATTTAGAGGATGGCGTGACCATGGTAGTAACTGGTGGCGTATTGGGGAAATAGGTTGGTATGTTGATCCAGGTCTTGTATTGTGTAATGTGCCATTTGGATGTAAAGTAGATTTGATTGCAAGCGGCGTTAGCCAAGAAAATCAGACGATGAATTCGTTCGACAAAAGCCACTTGCAGTTTGTAACTACGTCAGGAATTGATACAATCACAATTACCGAGAACGATGGATTGACGCCGTGGATAACGATGCCTTTCACTTATACATCCGGAGATGTATGGGCTTTCAGGTGGTATTAAAGATTAATTTTACATTTAGAGATTGTAGATAATATGACTATAAATTACCCAACTAGTTTTGATGACAAAGCTTCTACGTTTGGAGACGTAGATGATCTTGTCATTGCTACATTGAATGGTGGAATAACCTATAATGCTACGGCAGCAACATTTAATGAAACAACTGTTGTGGATAATCTTGCTGTTGATACGAGGCTTACTTTTCAGGGTCAGGGGCGAGGACCTGATACGTTTACTGGTGTGTCAGACGATATTACCATCGATGGAGCATATGTAGGGCATGGAAAAAAGACTGAGTATGTAGTTGAAATTGATGGTACAGGAACACCGGATACGTTTAAGTGGTCCAATGATGGTGGAGCAACCTGGGTAGAAACAGACGTAAATTGTGTCGAGTTAGGTTTTCCGTATACTTTGGAAGAGGGTATTACTGTTGAGTGGGCTTCTACTACTGGTCATACGATGGGTGATAAGTGGGAATGGGATGCTGGATTTGAAATCATTAATATTACGAGCCATGGATCATCGGGAGTTCTCAATATTACCAGAGGGTTTAATGGAAGTACGCAATTAGCTCATATTGATGATGCACAAGTTACACAGGACCCGATAGGGTGGGACATTTCAATTTTAAGAGAAGGATTAATTGCTGCACAAAAATTCAAGGGCTTGGTAGGATTGGATGCTTCTAAATCTGCTACACCAAGTCCAAGCAATGTATACATAGCAACAGATACGGATAAAGTTTATATCTGTTTTGTGGCGAATACCTGGGAAGAGTTTAATAGGTTTGATCATGGTGAGTACGCTAATTTGGATGCAGATGATCATTCGGATTATCATACACAAGCCCGAAAAATAACATGGCATGATGCACTTACTGGGGAGCACATCACTACAGTTGCTCATGATCATCGTGGAAGTGGTACATACGGTAATCCAATCAAGAAATTTAGTACTGGATTAGATGCCAGCAAGGGTGCGCCGACAGTTACAGGGCAGGTATATTATGGGTATGATCAGAATAACCTATATTTTTCTGCGGATGGAGCAGCTTGGGCTCGATACACTGTAATGCCTAAAGGAACAATTATGTTCTTTGAAATTGCATGTCCTAACGGATGGTCATTGGTTACAGAGCTTGATACAAAATTTGTTAAGGGGGCAGACACAGATGAGTGGACTGGATTAACCTCTGGAGGAGCAGTAACCCATATACATGAAATGCCAGATGTGATTACGCACCAACATAATATTG